ATGATTTTGGTTTTGCCTCTTTGCGGCTACACGCTCAAGGGCGGGGTTACTTATACGGTTGAGCAGGCCAGGAAAGAGGCTTTTGCCGGCGTTCAATACTTTTTGCCAAAGTCTATTATTGAGGCCAATATGTTTGATCCTAATTTTAAGGACAATGTCAGGGCTATTAAAAACAAAATTACCGAGACTCCTGATAGGTTTATTGTTTATTTTTCTGATGGTTCATATAGTATTGTTTATAAAAAAAATTTGTATTATGAATTTAATTACAATAAAGATGGTAAACTGGAACAAATTGGAAAAAGAGAAGGCTTAACCTTCCCAACAAAAAGTTTTAAATATGGCTTATCCGGCTATTTAGAAGAAATTAGTCTTTATGTATCGAAAAAGGAAACATATAGTTTTAACGCCAACGGACAGTTAAAATTTCATTGGATTAATAACAAGTGTTATGACCTGAATGGTAATTTAATTAAAACTTCATCATATTAGAAATAAACAAAAAAACAGATGTAACATCTGTTTTTTTTATTAATAAAGAAAGGATTTATTATGACTTTTAACAATAATATAGGCATATCCGACACTGCAACAATAGAGTCTTTGAAGGAATATGAAAAAACTATTCTTGAGTTGCAGCAGACTTATAAGCAAACTTTGGATTCTATGCTCGAAGCGGCTAAGAATTATCAGAATAAAGCTAAAGATAACAATCCTTATGCTCAGGCTCTTGCTATTGCGCAAAAAGAACAAGAGGAGCTCAATGCCAATGTTGGTTACTACAAAGATGCACAAGAAAAAAGGCTCAATGTCGACAGGTGGTATATTCAGGAATATAACAAGATTATGGCAAATAAAAAGGGGATGTCAGCCGACGAACAAACCCAGGCTTTTGCCGACTTAAACCAGCTTTACAACTTCAATTATGCACAAGCTGACGCAGAGGTATGGCAAGAGAGAGGCGAAAAAATCGGAGATATTGTTGGTGACGGCATGGACGATATTCTGACAAAGTACAATGACTTTGGTGATTCTATGAAAAACATGGCCACTGATATTGCAAACTATTTAATTAAAGAATCTGTTAGGGCCCTACTACAGCAAGCTTTTGCAACAGAACAGATGAAAGGGCTGATAGGAGCATTGGAGACAGGTTCTAAAAAAGGTGGGTTTATGGGCACTGCATTTAACATAATAAAAGGATTAGGCAAAGGTATTGGAATATTTCACTCCGGAGGAATTGTTCCTGTTGGAGCAAACGCAGAGGTACCTGGCACTCAAGAGCAGCTGGCATTATTAAAGGGAGGAGAAAGAATCTTAAGTCCTGGTGAAAACGCTAGTTACAACAGCGGCCAGGGCAGCTCATCTCCTATAGTACTTAACAATTTTAATGTTAAAGCCTGGGATTCCAAAGATGTAAAAAAATATCTACTTGAAAACAGACAACTTTTGAATCAAATAACTTTTCAGGGAATTAAAGACAACAATGCACAATTAAGACATATGGTCAGAAACGCATAAGAAAGGAATTTTATGGAATATCCTATTTTTGACATACCCTATCAAGAGGCGTATACAAGCACAATTGAGTTTAACACGCAAATTAACGAGAAGATGAAAGGAAGAGAGCAGAGATATCCTGTTTGGACTTATCCCAAACGGACATTTTCTCTTAAATTTGACAAAAACTTTAAGGGCCGCAAAAAACTCGAAGAGTTTTTTATCAGTGTAAAAGGGCCTGCGGAAAAATTTTATTTTACCTGGGAAAAAGCCAAGGGCGGCAATGGCAAAACTTATTTATGCAATTTTGATTCTGACAGTTTTGAGCAAAACATCAATGATTTTGGATTTTCAGAATCCGAGTTGAAGCTTGTTTGCATAGATAATACACCCATTGAGCAAGTTGGTGAGCTGGACTTTTATCACATTGCAGAAGGTGAGTCGATGATAGAATTTTATACTATCATTGACAAAATTTTTACGGCAAGAAATGAGAGAAAATCTTACTGGGACAGGCCAAAAAGAAGTTGGACACTGACTTTTGAAAAAAATGCAGCCAACAGAAAAAAGCTGGAAAACTTTTTTATTGCAAAACGCGGACGTTTTCGTTCTTTTGATTGGACGTGGAAAAAAGAATCCGGTGGTGACGGAAAAACATACACTGTGAGATTTGATGAAGATACCTTACAATCAAACATAGATTCTTTTGGTTTTGGAGAAATCAAAGTAAAGTTAAAAGAGGTTTTTCCCTCTGTCAACCCGTTGTTGGAAGTTGAAAAAGATGAAATCATACCACGACGGCTTTTAAAAATTGAGCTTGAGGGTGGTTCGATTTTTATTTTGGACAACGAAACTCTTGAGGTTTTGCGATACAACGGTGAAGAATATCTGGGTGCGCCTTTGAGTTTTGATGAGATTAAAAGAGATGACAACTCCAGTGTTTCCAAGTTGGAAATCAATCTCTCAAACGTTGGGCTTGCTATTTCAGGTATTATAGGGCAGAGAGGTGACGTTATTACCAACGCACCTGCTGTTTTGACGCTTGTATTTTTGGATGTAAATACAAATATTTTACAGCCTGATTTAAAGCAGATTCTATACGCCGGTCGATGCAACAATTTAAAACTAGATTATGAAGATGCAACCATGGATATCGAAACTTCGCTTGGCGGATACGAAATACAAGCCCCTATTATGAAGTATCGAACAACTTGTCAGGTAAGAAGGTTCAAAGATTGCCGTTGTGGATATACAGGCGAAGAAACCAGCTGTGACAGGACTTTTGACAGGTGTAAAGAGCTCGGTAATCAAGAAAATTTCAGAGGATTCCCGCAAATGTATAACGAGCTTGTTATAAAAGTGTAAAATTTTTAGTCTAACGGGAAATATGATAACTTTTTATTGAGTTTTTATGCAATGATATTTTTATTAAAGAAGAAGATTTATTTAAAATCTTTATGAATTTTTAGGATTATTACAATCCCGGGCAGCAACCGCAATTTGCTGCCCTTTTATTATGCTTTATTACAAAAAAAGAAAAAGAGGTTAAAATGTTTACAAATTTCGACATTAAAAATACTAAATTTGATACAGACACTATTGAAAGATTTTCGCAATACGATTATTATCGCAATCTATATGACGGGGATTTTAACAAGGCTTTTAGTTCAACCGTTTTAAAAATAAGAAAACGCTATCCTCTGGACAACACAACTGCTCAATCTTTGATTAACATTAATCTTTTTTGGGCACTGACTGATTTTTTCAAAGGTTTTTTAACAAATCAAGGTATTACAGTAAACGTGGATGACGATCTGCAGGATGAGTGGGACGAAATTGCAAAAAACAACAATTTTATATCTGTTTTAAAAGAAGTGTATATTGACAATTCAAGATTTGGCAATGGATTGTTTAAGGTGGCACTGGAAAACGGCAAGGCAAAAATATTTTCTATTTGCCCTGATTGTTGGATTCCTGTTTTTAATCAGGGAAATTTAAATGATATTGCCGGTCACATTCTGGTTTATCCTTTAGAAATTAACGAAAACGGGGTAAAAAAAGAATACAAAAAAGTTGAAAAACATCACAAAGGTTATGTAGAAAACGAAATTTGGACTGCAAACAACGGAACCTTTGGCCGACTTTTGGATGAAGATGAAATGGCAGAGTTTAACACTCCAATGGTAGATGATTTTTCTGAATACTGGAATGATTTTCTAGTATTCCCTACAAAAAATTCTACAGAAAGTGACTCTTACTTTGGAGAGAGTGATTACAAACGCTGCAAGTCAATTGTAGAAGAGATTATGCTCACAATAAGCCAGAATTCTAAGATAATCAACCGCCATGCAAATCCTAAGTTGGCAGGCAGTGAGCAGAATCTGGAGATGAATCCTATCACCAATGAAAGAATCTTCCCTGATTCCGACTTTTTGAAAGTCGGCACTGACGGCATTAAACCTGAATATATTACTGCAGATTTGCAAGCTGATGCCATTGCAAAGCACATTGAAACTCTTACTCAATTTTTCTACATTCTGACAAAAACGCCTCCTCAAGCTTACGGCTTGGATATTTCGGGCAACATGTCGGGTGAAAGTT